CACATCCGCAGGCGCGTCAGGAGCGCAGGCATACGCAAGCGGTTTTTCCTCCGGTGCGTCAGGCATCACGGCCGCCCTGGAATCGTCCATATCGGGCACGCAGGGCGCAGGGCTTGGTATCTGGCAGGGCGCAGGCACAGAGGGAGCGACCAACTTTATCTCCGGCGTCGAGACCGGACTCACAGGCTTTGACTTTACAACAAGCCTCGGAATTGACACAGCAAGCCTCACATCCACCATGACAGAGGCGGGCACTTCCGGAGGCCAGGCGTTTACGACAGCACTCACAGAAACCCTCGGGGCCTTTGAGTTTGCCCCCGAGTCGCTCGGCATCGACCCAAGTGTCATGCAGGGCATCATGCGTCCTGCGGGACTTGCGGGCGGCGTGGAGCTGACTACGAGCCTGACAAGCGCCATCACGCAGAACACCGGCACGGTGGTAGCGGCCGCTCAGAAGCTGGGCGACGGCGTATACAACGCCATTAAGAGCGGCTTTAATAAAGCCAAATCTGCGGCAGTGAGCGCCATGAACTCCATTAAGTCGTCCTGTGTGAGCAGTGCCAAGTCCACGGCAAGCCAGATTAAAAACGCATTTGAAAAAATGTCAATCAAGATCCCGAAACCCAAGATCCCCGTGGTCAGCGTCGGAAGCGCGTCGAAAACAGTCGGCACGCAGACGGTCAGCTATCCGACATTCTCGGTCAGCTACCATGCACTCGGCGGTATTTTCGACAAGGCGACACTGCTCAAGGATGCACAGGGCGGTAATCACGTAGTCGGAGAGAGCGGCGCAGAGGCCATTCTTCCGCTCGACACGCTGTGGGATAAGATGTCGACCATCTTAAAGAGCATCCTGAGCCGTAACGACAACAGTGTCGTGGAACAGCTCCTGCAGAGGTTTGAAAGCGCTGGCAGGCGCATGAGTCCCGAGCCGGTGCCGGTCGGATCAGGCGCAGGCGGCGAGACGATCTACTTCTCACCGACCTACAACCTGTACGGCTCAGCCACCAGACAGGACGCAGAGGCGGCCGGCAGGACGACATTCGAAGAGTTCAAGCGCTTTATGGAACGCTATGAGAAAGACAAGAGACGTACAAAATTCTGAGGTAACGACATATGGCAAGCACGTATTACACAACAAAACAGGGCGAAACATGGGACGAGATCGCCCTTGAGGTATACGGCAGTGAAGTCTATGCCGATGTCCTCATGAAATCCAATTACGACCTGCTCGATACCCTGATTTTCTCAGCGGGCACGGTCGTGTACACACCTGAGATTGTCCGTGACCAGAGCGGGGACGCCCCGCCATGGGTCGCGGATGACTCAGAGATTGAAGAAGAAACAGACCCGTTTTTGTAAGGAGGCCGCGGCATGGCCGGAACGATCACAATCGAAAAAATTGACGGAGGACCGCGCTCTGCACGGGCGTCGATTTCCTATCGTCCGAAAAACGCTGCGGCCGCCATCGGCTCAGCGGACATAGACAAGCACATCGAGAGCTTTTCCTTTACTGATGTGGCCTGCAGTGAGTCGGACTCCATGAGCGTGACACTGACCAATATCGGGCTTATCTGGGCGTCGAAATGGCTTCCCTCCAAGGGCGACACTCTCTTTGCAAGCATCATCGTGGACAACTGGGTGACAGAGGGAGTCCGCAATACCATCTCCCTGGGGCGGTTCTGCTGCGACGACAGGATCTTTAATTTTCCCGATAACGCAACCGCAGTGATCAACGGCGTGAGCGTTCCGGAGAATCACTCATTCCGCTCCACTCCCAGAACCAAGACGTGGGAGAAGATCACGATTCAGGAGATCTCGAAGAGGATCGCCTCAAGGTACGGGATGGAACTTCGGTATTTCGGCGGAAACATCAAGATTTCCAAAGCCGAGCAGTCCGATGCCGACGACTGCAGTTTTCTGGATTCACTCTGTAAAAAGTACGGCCTTTACATGAAGGTCTACAACGGCAGAATCGTTATCTACAAAATCCGTGAATTTGAGTTGAAAGATGCCGTCTCCACCATCGACTACTCGGAAGTGCTGAGCGGCGAGTATAACTCTACCCTGACCGGCACATACACCGGGGCGCGGATCAAGTACACCGTCAAGGTCGGCAAGGAGACAAAAGACAAAGCCCTGACTATCGGAACGTGGGACAGGATGCTGATTGTAAACGAGAAGGCTGACAACTACGGAGACGCTTTTGTCCGTGTGTGGGCAAAGGTCCGTGAGGAAAACCGCAAGTCTGAGACGCTGAAAATCACAGTAGCAGCGGCGGGGCGCCCCTTATGGGCGGCGACAAGTATCAACCTTACTAATGCGGAGTTCATGTCCGGCAAGTGGTTTATCGACAAGGCGACGCACACGATCGGGGCTTCCGACGGCTATACCATCGCCCTCGAGATGCACAGAGTTAGATTTTAGGAGGCAGACCCCATGGAGAATATCAGAATCGGGCGCGTGTCCAGAATCGACTACGAACACGGCATGATCGCGGTCGCCTACATGGACAGGGATGAGTCAGTCACAAAGTTGATGCCCTACCTGCAGATGGGCGGCGAGTATCACATGCCCAGAGTGGAGCAGAGGATCCTTGTCCTGCATCTGTCCGACGACTCGGAGGTCGGCGTCGCCATCGGCCCGTTCTGGGATGATGTGAGCACGCCTCCGGTCTACGGCAAGGATGTATTCCACAAGGAACTGAGCCACGAAGAGGGCAAGGCATACATACATCACGACCCCGAGACAGGCGTGCTCACTATCAGGGCGAAGGACATCAAACTGATCACTGACGCAGACACAGGAGGTGCATGATGGCGACAAAAGTCAAAAGCCCAAGCGGTAAGACGGTAAGTCCGACGACTAACGCCAGCACCGTGGCAAACAAAAGCAAAGTCAAGACAACAGCAAAAGCCAAATCCAAGAAAAAAACGAAGACTATTTCACCTTTTGCCAACTTTGGTAAGGAAATCTCTTTTTCTGTCTCCGGCAACAAGATCCTGACATTTTCGGAACTCAAACGTGACGGGGAAGCCAGATGGAAAAAGCATGAAATGGTCGGAGCAAAGCCCCTCATGCAGTTTTTGGGGCCGGGCGACGAAAACATCTCTTTGACTATTGTGCTCGATGCCCGGCACGGAGTAAAACCGCGCAAGACCATCGACAGCATTATCGCCTACAGGGACGCAGGGAAAGCTGACCATCTTGTCATCAACGGCGAGAATATCACCGCGAACAAACTCGTGATCACGCAGACATCGGACACATGGAATGAGGTCTGGAATAAGGGCGAGCTGGTCCGGGCGACGATGGAAATTACATTCCAGGAGTACAGATAAATGCAGATGAAAATCAATTTAATCGGTTTTGACTACATGGACTCGTCAGAAGTCACAGAAATCAGCCGCAATCTATACGCGCTTATATCGACTCCTGCAGGCACTTGCGCCGGCGACCGCTCCTACGGGCTTGATCAGGATTTTGTCAGCCTTCCCGCCCCGCAGGCCGCAAACCTCCTCGCCCTGGAGCTGGCTGAGAAGATGGAGATCTATGAGCCGAGAGCGCGTTTTATGGGGGCGCAGTGTACCACTGACAACAACGGCAGACTGGTCGCAGTGATCCGCATAGGGCCGGGGAGGGGCAGTTATGAATGATACTTTAGAAACAATTTACAGTCTGCCGGATGTGACTTTCGGCGACGACATAAGTCTTGAAGATTTGCAGAGCGCCATGATCACGGACTTCTGCGAGCGCTATCAGGAGATCACCGGAAAGCCCATCGCGCTGAGCAAGGCGGACCCCAATAGGATCATCCTGCTTGCAGTCGCCCAGTACCTGTATCAGGGGCTTCTCCATGTGGACAGGGCCGGCAAGATGAATTTCCTGAAATACTCTTACGGTCCGTATCTGAGGCATCTCGCGGCGCTCAAGGGCGTGACGGAGATGGAGCCGCAGAAAGCCACGGTGACAGTCAGGTGGAGTCTGGAGGAAGCCAGGGAGCAGGATACGGCGATCCCCGCAGGCACGCGCATCACGGGCGACTGGGAAGTCTTTTTCGAGACGCTCAGCAACGTCGTTATTCCTGCAGGCGATACGGATGTCGCCGTGAAAATGACTTGTACGGAAGCGGGCGAAAAAGGAAACAATTTTGCCCCGGGCGAACTGTGTATCATGGCAGACCCTGTGCCGTTTATTGCGGATGTGGTCAATACGACACAGAGCGCAGGCGGGATGGATTCCGAGTCGGATGAAAGCCTTGCGGAGAGGATTTACCTTGCTCCATCAGGGTATTCCGTGGCAGGCTCCGAGGCGGCATACATCTATCACGCAAAGAGCAGCGGGACAGAGGTCGGTGATGTAAGAGTCAGCAGTCCGTCCGCGGGTGTCGTGGATGTCCGCTTTTTGATGGCTGACGGGTCGCTCCCCGATGCGGATGCCATCGCAAAGCTGAGTGACTACCTGTCCGCGGATGAGCGCAGGCCCTTAACAGATTATGTACAGGTCAGCGCGCCGGATGCCGTAAGCTATACCATCACGGCAACGTATTACATCAGCAGTAAGAACCAGTCCATGGAAGCAGGTATCAAGACCGCCGCGGAGACCGCTGTGGAAGAGTACAAAGCATGGCAGGGCGGCGCAATCGGCAGGGACATCAATCCCAACGAGCTTGTATCCAGGATGATGCAGGCAGGAGCAAAGAGAGTCGTTATCACTGCTCCGGTGAGCACCGTGGTCCCTTCTACAAGCGTCGGAGTGTGCGCAGCGACGAATCTGACATACGGAGGGCTTGAGAATGACTAATCTTTACGGAGAAGTCCTGGACCTGCTCGGGCCGAATTACCGTGCAGATCCGGAGGTACAGGCGCTCAGCCATGCGATCAAGCTCGGCGTGTATATGCTTATAAACAATGCCGAGAAGGCCATGGTCTACTGCGGCGTGGATTACCTTGACGGGAGCGCCCTCGACCTGCTCGCCGCGGAGCTGAGGACGCAGTATTACGATACGAGCTTCCCGGTTGAGAAAAAGCGTGAGCTGGTCAAAAACACGCTCCTGTGGCATCAGCGGGCAGGCACGGCCGGAGCTGTCAGCGACCTTGTAAAAAAGGTGTACGGCGAGGATGCGGTTATCTCAGAGTGGTACGAATACAATGGCGCTCCATACACGTTCATGGTATCGGCGCGTGACCGCTTAAATCCTGAGAGCATCAATCTGTTCAACGATATTCTAAAAAATGCAAAAAACATCAGGTCAACGCTTGCCGTTGTGGGTGTCGGCAGGGATGCGGAGTATCATCTGCACGGTTTCCACGGTATACAGGCGGTTAAACGTCATGCTTTTATCTTTGACACGGAGGTACTTGAATGAACACACCATTTTGCGTGATCACCGACGCCGGACGGGAAATTATGAGGGGTGTCAATGTCTCCGGCAATACGGTAAAAAGCGACCCTTTTACATTTACCAAGATCATGCTCGGATGCGGGACGTATACCGCGGAGCAGAAGACGGAAAGCGCCCTGAGGGTAATGACTGCGCTCAGGACTCCAAAAAACAATTACCCCGTCTCGTCGGTCAAAAAGGTAAATACGTCAAATAATCTTTACAAGGTCTCGTCGATTGCGACAAATTACAACGTGGCGACCGGAACCGTGCTTGTTGCTAATGGCTACAATGTCACGGAAATCGGTATTTATGCCCGTCCGTCAGGCGGCTCGGAGGCGCTTGCCGCCATTGCAGTGATTGACGAGCCTGATTACATGCCGTGCGTCGACATAGCGGAGACCATCGAAGGACAGATCTACCAGATTGTGTACGATCTGTATTTCGGCTACTCCAACGTGGAGCTGGACGCGGCTATCCAGTCGAGCGGGGCGGCATACTCCGCGGATGACGGCGCAGTGCTTGAGAAGCTGGTCGGACCGGGAGAGGGCGCCTGGGCAGTCGTTATCAGCACAGAAAACAACAATTCAGCAGACGGGGCTTATTCCACGGCGATGGGATACGGGACTGCGGCGAATGGTGCTCACTCCACTACGATGGGGCATTACACTGTAGCCAACGGGGTTGCACAGTCCGTCCGTGGAAGATACAACGTCGAGGATGACGGCAATATCACTCCTTACGGCGGCGCTTATGCGGACATTGTAGGCAACGGCACATCCAGCAGCAACCGCTCCAATGCCTATGCCCTCACCTGGGACGGAGACGCGCAGTATCAGCTTAAACAGAGCGAGACGCTTTACACAGCGCTCGCAAATGTCCAAAAGCAGTCTGAAGTCGTAGGCGGCGGCATGCTCTCCCTCAAATCCATGCTCGGATTGCTTTTACAGGGGCTTACCGCAGAAACAGCGAATGGTACGAAGAACGAATCCGTCACAGCTACGGGTGCGTGCAACCTGATCAAAATCGGCAATATCGTCATTTGTAATTTCCGGCTTGCCTACACATCCGGCACGAGCACGATCCCGACAAACACGACACTGTACACAGTGCCCAATGGCTACAGACCGCTGTCAAATACGTACTGCAATGTGACCGTCGTTCGTGGCGCATCCTTACAGCCCTTCGGCGGCTCTGTGACTGTCGGCACAGACGGACTTATCACACACAGCCATGGCGAAGGCGTGACATCACTCAATGGCACGTTGGTCTGGATTAGCAATATGTAAGGAGGGCAGACAATGACCAAAAACATCCCGGTCGTTTTCGGCAGGCTCAGAACCGTCAAGACTCCGCGCCGCACCCAGGGCGACTACGGTCAGGTGCTCGTGATCAGCGACGCGATCAAGCTCCCGATGGACTTCGTGGTGCACTTTTGTAATGAGGGCGATGCCGTCACGAAAACGCAGATAGGACACGACAACATGGTGACAGTGCCCCCGCAGTTTCTGAAGGATGGACGTGACATTATCTGTTATGTCTTCGTCCATGACGGTGATACGGACGGCAGAACGATGTACACCATCAGGATCCCGATCGTCCACAGACCCGACACGGAAGAAATTGAGCCGACGCCCGAGCAGGAAGATGTCATCATGCAGGCAATCTCGACGCTCAACAACGCTGTGGCTCTCACTAATGAGGATGCGGAGATCGCAAACGCAGCGGCGGCGTCGGCGGCCTATTACGCCAACATCGCACAGCAGACCGTAGAAGAGGCGGGCCATCTGAGATTTTATATCGAGGATGGAAAACTCTATCTTGACCGCACAGGAGGTAATGATGAGTAAATTTATTGGACTTGTGTCGGCATACGCTTACGCCAAGAGCAAGGGTTATACCGGCACGGAGGAGGAATTTGCCATACTGATGGCTGAGTACGCCTCTGTCACCGAGACGGCTGTCGAGGCTGTGCGCATCGCCACGGAGAGCGCCCAGTCCGCTGCGGCCGCTTCGTCCGATGTCAACAAGGCAGCGGCCACGGTCACCCAGCAGGCGGCGCAGGTGCACGATGATGCGGAAACTTCGTCCGAAAGCGCCGCTACAGCATCCGAAGCCAAGGAAACGGCAGTCGATAAAGCCCTCGACTCCGAAGCCTACGCCCTCGGTACACGAGATGGTGAGGATGTAGGGACAAGTGATCCGGCTTACCACAACAATGCGAAGTATTATGCGGAGTCTGTTTCTACATCCGTTCAGACCGCTACAGAAGCCGCTCAGACAGCGACTCAGAAGGCGTCAGAGGCACAGGCAAGCGCATCTGCGGCGGCTGAGAGTGCAAGGACGCTGACGATTGATGCGACACTGACACAGGCAGGGCAGGCGGCAGATAGTAAGGCTGTTGGGAACGTTTTTGCAAATATTGGTTATACAGAAGATAAGAGCGTAAATCTACTTAATCCCTCTGAGCTTGAGGCTGGCAGAATTATATCGTCAAGTTCTTCTGTGTTGCATACAGGCACATATGATACAGATTACCGCACTACTGGATTTATGCCAGTTGAGGCAGGCAAAAAATATGGATTTTATTATAAAACATCGGGCAATATAGTAAATCTTAACGTGGCGAATATATGGGCATATGATATCAATAAGGATGGACTTTCATATGTTGGCTCCATTGCCTCAAATCCAGATGGAACAACATACATCACTGCTCCCAATAATTCAAAATATATTAGGGCAAGTATTGTCACGGCGGCTGTGACAACATATGGACTTTTGCAGTTTTCCGAAACAGACGGGACAGCGCCGAGCGATATTGTCGAATATTTTAACAAAGCATACCTTGATGGATACACTCAGAAGGATGAGTTCAATGCATTAAAAACTGATGTAGACAGCATTGGAGAGAACTTTACGGATGTATACAGAGACTTAACGGGTATAATTACATCATCTAAATACATCAATGGGAATGGAACTATCACGGATATATCTTCCAATAATTATAAAATTCTCACTGTTCAGGCAAGCCCTGCAAAAAAATATAAAATAACAGGTAGCGCCTATTACAACACATATTATTATGCGTTTTATGACGAAAACGGCAATTTCATAAGCGGATTAAAGGCAACGGAAAGCGGAACTACCTCTGTTGTTTATGATGTTATGGCAACTGCTCCTCAGAATGCTAAGACCCTTGTGGCAGCATCCAACGATGGAACGCAAAACATCAAGGGAGTCGTCAGAAAAGCGTCAACAAACAGCATGTTATGGACTGACAAAAAATGGGTCGTTTTTGGCGATTCCATCACAGAGGTGAACGCAAGAACAACAAAACATTATTTCGATTATGTATCAGAAAAAACTGGAATCACAATATATAACATGGGCAACAGTGGTTCAGGGTATGCCAGAGAGCAGGACATCGGAACAGCTTTTTATCAGAGGATTTCAGCAGTTCCGACAGATGCCGATGTGATTACTATATTCGGTTCTTTCAACGATTTGGGTGCAGGGATTCCCCTCGGAACGGCAAGCGACACTGGAACAACTACGCTTGGAGGGTGCATCAATGCGACCCTCGACAATCTCTATACAGCATTCCCTTTGGCAAATGTCGGTGTAGTCACCCCGACTCCGTGGACTGACGCAAATCCTACAAATGAACCGAACTCCGCATCGGAATATGTACAGCTTATCAGGGATATTTGTAACAAACGGAGTATTCCGTGTCTTGACCTTTTTCACTGTTCTGCGCTCCGTCCGTGGGAGGCATCCTTCCGTGAGCTTGCCTATTCAAAAGACGGAGGCGCTGGTTGCCATCCTGACGAAACAGGACACAAAATTATTGCATCGAGATTCAAGGCATTTCTTGAGACGTTGCTGATGTAAGGAGGCATTATGGCACTACGCTACTGTTTTGAACAGTCTTATGTTGACCAAACACTCTCCAAGCCCAACCCTC